ACCGCACGTATATCACAGGCAGGTAAACATGGGGTTTAACCAGAGGGGGCATGTCTTGTGTAATGTTATACCTTAGAGTATTTCTGGTAAATCCTTCCTTTTAAAGGAGGCTAGTAAAGAAAGAGGAGTTCTGTCCTGCTTTCTTGCTTTGTGTGTGTGTGGGCGTGAGCGGGCATATAGTGTAAGAGTTTGATTAACTTTCTTTTTTATTGGCCTTGGGTATCAGGTTTGCCTTTCTAGTTTACTGTCCCACCAGTCCCTGACTTTTAGTGTCCCGGTCACTTCTTTACCTGTACCAACTTCCAAAAGATAATATTTATAATTGAACTATACCACCTTTTTATTATATGTTGAGAAAAAAAATTTTTTTAACTCCTAAACAAAAACGTCCCTTGCGGGACGCTTCTGCGAAAGGAGGTCATCATGAATAAAGAATCCAGATACCATTCTCAATACTAGCATATATACAAGATATAGTGTAGGATTTAAAAGGAATGCCAAATATAGTATGTGAATTACCAGATTGTAATAACCAATTACCTAAGGGTATGCGTAAGTACTGCTCAAAGCAATGTAAGTGGACTAGAGATAAAAGAGCCCAACGTGCTAAAGAGAAGGGTACTGAATATGTCATAGAGAAGAAAGACATCAACAAACCTATGACAGGAGCTCAGGACTCCACCGGCCGAACAAGTCCTAGAAGAGGACCCCTATACGAAAAGTTTATAGAGCTTGGCTATGCCAGGGATTTAGCGGAAGAACGCATTGAGCAAAAGGAGATTGCAGAAGACATGAAATGTACTGTGGCTCATGTATCTCGTATGTTCGCAGCTTATAAGGAAGATATGGCTCGTGAACAACAGGCTGCGGATTGGAAAATACCAGAACAAGCAACAAAGTCATTAAGTAACTTTTCAAAATTTCGGGAAAGATATTTCTTAACTGAGAAGGGCGTACCATTTGAAACAGCACCTTTCCATAAAAATTGGATTAAACATATTCTTAAGGCTATTAAGAATGGTACACAATTGCAAATCTTAAGTCCACCTAGACATGGAAAGACAGAACTATTAATACACTTTTGTATATGGCAGATATGTCAGAATCCTAATATAAGAATATTATGGGTAGGTGGAAACGAAGATATATCTAAAAACTCTGTTAGTTCTGTATTAGACCAACTAGAAACAAATGAAAAACTAATTGAAGATTTCTGTGGACCAGGTGGAAGTTTTAAACCAGCTACAAGAACAGGTAAGTCTTGGAGTCAGTCTGGTTTTACTGTAGCTACTAGAACAGTATCAGGTATTAAATCTCCTACTATGGTAGGACTAGGTAGGGGTGGTAAAATTCTATCAAGAGACTGTGACATAATTATCGCAGACGACATTGAGGACCATTCCTCTACAGTTCAACCTAGTGCAAGAGACCATACTAAGAACTGGTGGACTACAACTCTAGGTTCAAGAAAAGAGGAACATACAGCTATTGTTGTAATTGGTTCTAGACAGCATCCTGAAGATTTATATAGTTCATTATTAGATAACGCAGCTTGGGAGAATATAGTTGAAGAAGCACATGATAGTGCATGTCCTATACCAGAAGATGATATTAAGAAACATAAGAAATGTATGCTGTGGTCAGGATTCAGAACATACAAATGGTTATATGGAAGAAGACAAGATTCAATGACTACAGGTGGTTTACAGAGATTTGAAATGGTTTATCTGAATAGAGCAGTTGCAGGTGGGTTACAAATATTTAATCCTGAGTCAATTGAGAATTGTAAAACAGGAGACCACTCTATTGGTGTGGTACCTCCTAAATCTTATTTAGTAGCAGGATTAGACCCAGCAGCAACAGGATATCAAGCTGCAGTATTATGGGCTGTAACATTTGAACCATTCAATATGTACATAGTTGATATTGATAATCAACATGGTGGAGGTATAGACCAGGCCTTAAGAGTTATACAAGAATGGAAAGATAGATATGATTTGTATCATTGGGTAATTGAAGAGAACAACTTTCAAAAAGCAATTAGACAAGACCAACGTATTAAAGATTACTGCAATACAAGAGGAATTATTTTAGAAGGTCATGAGACTTATAAAAATAAATGGGACCCACAGTTTGGAGTAACAGCTATGGCTAATTTATTTGATGATGGTAAAATTGTCTTACCTTATGCTAATCCTGAATCACAAGCTAAGGTAGACCAATATAAAAAACAATTAATATATTTTGCTTCAAAGGGACAACAAAAAGCTAAAACTGTTAGTGACATAGTTATGGCCTCTTGGTTCCCAATGAAAGTAATTAGAAGGATAAGTAAGACATCTTCTGCTAACATGGAATATGATTACGAGCCTAGCTATGGCGGGTATAGTGATACAGAGATGAACGAAGCACCTTGGAGATAAATGAAAGTCGATAACATAATAGATAGAGTGGTGGATTTAAAAAGTCTACATGATAAAGCTCTACCTGACAGAGATAAATTTAGGAAAATAATTAATGGTGGAGTTGATGGTATACGTGAACTATTAGGTCCTAATGCGGCACAGTCTGGAGCGGATTTACCTGCTCCTAACTTATTGTTATCTGCTTTGGACAGGGTTGCTCAAAAAATTGGTAGGGTACCAAATTTAGAAGTACCACTATCAGTTAACAAAGATAGCATAAGAGCTAAAGATAGAAGAGATAAATTAGAACGAATAGTTCACGCATACGATGAACATCAGAATCTAACTATGCAATTACCACAAGTAGGTAGATGGTTACCTGGTTATGGATTTGTTGTATGGACAATAGAAACTAAACACGATTCAAATGGATATCCATATCCTTGTGCTACATTAAGAGACCCTTATGATTGTTACCCTGGATATTATGGTACAGCACAACAACCAGAAGAGTTAGCTGTAATACGTAGAATACCTGAACCAGATTTAGTTAAGATGTATCCAGAACTTAAATCATATTTTAATACTAAGAACAAAAGAAAAGCACCAGGTGGTGTTACTGTTGCAGGTAATCTATCTATGGGTGCAGGGAATGAAGAACGTTGGGAATCATCTCGTGGTGGTGAAGTTCTTGTAGAATACATGAATGATTTAGGAACACACGTTGTACACGTTGCTTCTAAGAAGATTGTAGATTTTGTTCCTAATCCATTAAAGTCAGGTCCTTCATTTGTTGTAGCTAAAAGATTTTCATTTGATGCATTACAAGGACAGTTTGACCAAGTAATAGGATTAATGTCAGCTATGGCAAAAATAAATATTATGTCAGTTATAGCTATGGAAGATGCTGTATTTACAGAAACAAATATTGTTGGTGAATTAGAATCAGGTAAGTATAGAAAAGGTAGACACTCTGTTAACTATCTATCTCCTGGTACACAAGTTGTTAAACCAGTAACTAATTTGCCTTATCAACTCTTTGACCAAGTATCAAGATTAGAAAGACATCTTCGTGTTGTAGCAGGATATCCTGTACAAGATGATGCTATCTCTCCTAATTCATTTGTTACTGGTAGGGGACTAGAAGAATTACAGAGTGGTGTTGGTGCAATGACAAAAGAGTATCACACAATATTAGCTAATGCTTTACAACAAGTAGATAGTAAACGTTTGGAATATGATGAGATTGTTCATGGAAATATTAAACGTTCTATCTCAGGAGTTTATAGAGGTAGCGTATTTGAAGAGAACTATACACCAGATAGAGATATCAACGGTGCTTATAAAACTGTACGTAAGTATGGTGCTATGGCTAGTTTTGATGAACCACAAAAGATTGTTACTGGATTACAGTTATTACAAGCAGGTATCATTGATAAACAAACTATGCAAGAAGAAATGGATGGACTTGATAACTTACAAATGGTTAATGATAGAATAACTAAAGAGAAAGCTGAAAGAGTTTTATTTGAATCTTTACTTGCACAAGCACAACAGGGTAACTTAAAAGCCATGGGTGCTTTGTCTAGTATTTATGCCGACCCTAAGAGTATGGTTGATATATTAGAAAACTTTTTTGCAGAAGCACAGGATGAACAGGAGGAGCAACAAGAAATGATGCAACAAGCATTAATGGCTCAACAAGGTGGTGGAGTTCCACAAGTTGGGAATGTATTAGGAAGCGTAGGCCAATAATGGAAAATGAATTTGAAGAGATTATCTTAAGAGAATTTAATTACGATATAGATTTAGCTGAAAGTATAAATGAAGAGAATGATAATTTATACATGGAACATAATGGAGAATCAGTAATACCTATTATACAATTCCCTGGATTAGGAATTTTAAAAGTTATATGGGTGGAGGAAAATAATAATGGCCAATGGTAAGAAAAGAGTTAGGAAGAATCCTGTAGCAGGAGGAAGACCAGCTTATGATGAAGCACCTGTAACAAATATACCTAGAGCTGAAGGTGACCCTACAGGACAATCAAAAGAAATAACTGATGCACAAAAAGGTGCTCCTATGGCTAGAGAAGCAGAACAAGGAGTTCAAGCAGGTGGAGGAGAACAACAAGTAGCAGGTGTAACATTACCTAGTGCTTTTGGTCCAGGAGCTACAAGAGTTCCTATAAATAATATGCAGCCTGATTTAACTCAGAGAAGTATGCAACCAGGTTTACAACAAGGGGACATAGATTTACTTTTAGAAGAAGTAATGGGTATAGTACCTAGCTATGAAACAGCTGCACTTATGAGAAGGGGAGCACAGCCAAATCCAAATTCACAAACAACATAATGTTATTTTATCAATTACCCCATTGGATGGAAGAAAAGACATCCAAAGAAGTTGAAAGAAAAGAAAATAAAAGAAAAGCTCTTAGAAGTTATTTAGAAAATAATCCTAGCTTTATTCCTACATTACAAGAGAATGCTACAGCTTATGGCTTCTTACCTACTGATACTATTGTTGGTGCTTCATTATATGGATTAGCACCTGATAGACCTGAGTGGGATGCCATTGTACAAAGATGGTTAGAGAATGAAGCAGGGGAACAAAATAAAATTAAAGATTCACTTAAAGGTTCAATGCGTATGGCTTTTACTGGTATGCAATCAATGGCTGATGCTGTAGACAAAGGATACAAAGCAAATGCTATGGCTGCTATGGATAGAGGTTCTAAACCTTGGAACATTGTAGCTTGGGGAAGTTTAGCTATGATGGACCCATCATATGCAACTGATGTAAAAAATTATTATCAAGCACAACCTAAGACTCCTTTTGTACAAGCTATGAAAGCTAGACAGAGTGGAGAGAAAGTTAACTTAGGTGATGGAATACTTGGAGAAAGTACAAGAGCTGAAGATACAGATATATTCCATGAATTAGTTGGTATGGGTGCTGACCCAGAAGTTATTAGGAAGAGATTACAAGAAGAGCTTGGTGCTCCTATAACAAGTGATTATAGAGATGAAGTAGCTAACTTCGGTAGTTATACAACTGAACATGGAACAGTTCCTTTATCTATTGGTAGAAATATAGCAGTAGAGATATTTGAACCAGATGATTGGCAGTTTAATTTAATGTCAACAATACTTGATGGAGCTTGGAGATTAGGTACAGACCCTACTCTATGGTTAGGTAGTGGTTATGCAAAGATGGCTAAGAATGTAAAAATGGCACCTTCAGCATTAAGAACTAAAGGAACTATAAAAAATGCTCAAACATTAACTGCAGCAAGAACAGGTGGTTTAGTAGATTGGATGTATAGAAAAGCAATTAATAAACCAGCATTAGATGAATACTTTAGAAAATCAGAATCAGGATACAGAATTGCACAATACCTAGCAGATGCTGGAACACATAAAGAAATACAAGCGTTACTTAAATATCAAGGTACTGCTGCTTTATATGGTGCAATAAAGAAAGCTGATACAGCAGAACAAGTTATAGATTTAATACTTCCTCATATGGGTACTGCTATTAAACATAGATTAGATGCAACAAGTTTATTTACACGTGCTGTTCCTAGACGTGTTGCAGGTGGTCTATATTCTGCAGCTAAAGGAAAAGGTTTCCAATATGGATTTGATGTAGGAACAAATGCTTCAGTAAGGTCATTAGGTGCTGATGGTACAGTACTTGGATTAAAGTTTAGACCATTTCCTATAGATAAATTAGAGGTTAGAGATTTAGATAAAACTTATAAACAGTTAGATGAATGGATGGATTTTGCAAGAGTAGATGATGCTATAAGAGAAGATGCATTAGATAGAATATCTGGTATGGCTGCTCAACAATCTATTGATGGAGATATAAACTTTATAGCACATTACAACGCATTAGCTGATATATGGAATAATCCAGCTGGTACAGGTGTATTAAATCATATGATGAATAACTTTGAATCTATGGGTATTCCTAAAGAAGCATTAAGAGGAATAGAAAGATGGTGGACTTCTGTTGATGAAACTAGAAAATACTTTACAACATTCTCTAAACAAGAAGGAATATTAACACAGACACAACAGATTATACCTGGTCAGAAGTTTGAAAGTCTTGTTGTTGATGGACAAACATTAAGAATGCCACAACCTACAGCTCAGTTAATATCTGAATATTTATCAGAAGGATTTATTCCTATGCCTGATATCAGAACATTCCAAAAGATTATGGGACCAATGAGAACTTTCTTAGGTAGAGTATTGACATTAGGATTAGTTGATGCCGATACTGTACGTAAATTTATGGCTAAGCCAATTAAAAGAGCTATAGAGTTAGGTGTTAAGAAAGAGTATAAAGATGTTGCACATGGCTCTCTAACAGGCCTTGAGGCCATTAAGCATGCGTTTTACAGTGGGTTTGTTGCAAAAGCTACAAGAGTTACCAGACGTGGAGAATTTATTGAAGATGCTATACAAATACAGGAAGCAGTAGTAACTAGGTTAGCTAGTGGAATTATGCAACAATTATGGAAACCATTAGTTCTATTAAGACCAGCATGGACAGCTCGTGTTATTGGTGAAGAACAAATGCGTATGGCTGCAGCTAATTTAGATTCTGTATTCTATCACCCTGCTTCATGGTTTGGTTGGGTATTAGGTAGAACTCCAGCAGAACGTTCTAAGTTAGTTACAAAGTTAGGAAATATTACTGGTGATGAATATGCAAGAGCAGCATATACTAAATTCCAAGATAGGTTTGCAAAAGGAATGTATGACATTACAGGCAATATAACATCTGAACATTATGAACACGTTGCTTCTATGTCAAGAGGACATAATGGTTGGTTAGGTGTAGACCCTGAACGTTCTAGATATTGGAAGTATGTTAATAGACCTGTAGGTGATGATGTAATAGGATTTGATAAAGCATGGGCTAGAAATTTATTTATATTAGAAAAAGACCCATTAGTAAAAGAACTTGCTAAGTTTTATAAACCAGGTAATTCTCAAGTTACTATAGATGAAGTTACTGAACGTTTTATTAATGGAGATTTAAAATACATTAGAGAAGCATTTACAGGAAATACTGATGATGCATTCGCAAATTCTAAAAGAATTATATTAGATAGTGACCAGAAAGCTAGAGAGTATATTGAATCTATTTATGCAAATATGCATTATCAAGCAGGTGGTGGATATGAATTAATTAATTTAAAGACTAAACAAGTATATGGACAAGGTGTATGGCCTCCTGAATCTGAATGGATTAATGATGCATTTACATACAGAATTACTAAACAAGGTGATACTGAACTAATTAGAGACTTCTTAGGTTCTATGCCTGATGAGGGTAGTACTATACGTAACTTCGTTACACGTGGTTTTGGTAAGAAGAATAAATTAACAGGTGAGATGGAAGACCATAAGATATTCTTAGGAGACAATGAATCTCATAATTCACATAATATATTTGCTGCATGGTTGTCTGCTAAGAAGATACCTAATAGACCTGCAGTAATTAAACAACAAAGATTTGATGTAGACCATCAATGGGGTAAATCATTAGATGGTATGTGGGAAGGATTGTTTGATGTATTCATGTCAAGACCTACTAATCAATTATCACGTTCACCAGCCTTTAGACAATTCTACTGGGAAGAGATGGCTGATATGTTACCTCATATGGATGATGCTTTAAGAAATCAAGTTCAGAAGATGGCTTATAAATCAAATGTAATGAAAGGTAAACTTGGAAAGAAAATTAAGCAAGGTGTAGAAGAGCAGAAGACAGGTAAGTATCAAGCTACTCTATTTGATTCAGATATAGAAAATATAGATAAACTTGCAAAGTCTGCTGGGTTAACACATACTCAACAGTTACTTTACGATTTAAATAAAAGACATGCAGTATCAGATATATTAAGAAACATTATTCCTTTCGCTGAAGTATATATTGAAGTACTAGGTTCTTGGACAAGATTACTACAGCAAAATCCTACTATACCTAGATACTTTCAAATGGGAGTTGATGGTGCAAGAAAGAAAGGTTTCGTATATAAAGACCCTATGACAGGAGAAGAGTTCTATAACTTCTCTCAATTTGGTGATAGGTTATTAACAGATTGGGCTTTAGGTGATATGGATGATAATAATGTACAAGCACAGATACAGACTCCTTCAAGATTAGAAGGATTGAATATGGTAACAGGTGGTATAGGTTTAGGTTTAGGACCTATGGCTACTGTCCCATTAAACTATATGTTGCCACCAGGTGATTTAAGTCCTACTACAGAAAAGATATTATTTCCTTTTGATAGACCTAAGAATATTAGAGAACAGTTCACACCTTCATGGGCAAACAAAGCATGGGCTTTAGTTTCTAAAGACCCTGATATAGCTAAGTTGTATGAAGATACAATGATAGATGTTATGCAGATACATCTTGATACAGGTATGTATGATGATACGACACCAGAACTACAAGCTAAGTCTTTAGAGAATATTAAAAAAGGAGCTAGGAATATTGTTCTATATAGAGCTGTAACTCAAGCAGTATTACCTACACAGGCATATGTAAGATATGAATACAAGTTAAATGTTCCAGGTTCTGCAATGTTTTTAGATGCAGATGAATTAGAGAATAAAGAATGGTTTGAAACCACATTGTTTACTGATGCTTATTGGAGAGCTCTAGCTAAGTTTGATGGAGATGAATTGAAAGCTACCGATTGGTTTATTAAACAATTTGGTTTTAATCCTGTAGCTTTAACTACATCAGCTTCTCAAGAGTTAGTACCTACTTCTTATACAGAAGAAGGTTTATTCTTTGCTAATGCTAATAAAGAAGTATTTGAAAGAAATCCAAATGTAGCTTACTGGTTATTTCCAGATGCACCTACTGATGAATTTTATTTATCTGCATATCAAAACTCATTTGCAACTGGTGCAAGAAAAGCTAGAAACTTAGATGAATATTATGAAGAGGGATATAAGACAGCTTTATTTAACCTAGCTAAAGAAAACTTAAGAAGACAACTGTATGATAATCCTGGATTAAATCTGACTGATGCAGCTAGAAACAATATGTTTAAGATGGGAGTAATAGAACTTGCAGATGAATATGATATGCAAGAATATCCAAGTCTAAGTAGAATAACAGTACAGACACAGTTTGAAGAACTAGAAAAGATGTTAGAGGTAGAGAAAGATACTGTAGTTAATCTACCTGATGGAGTTAAAGTTAAAGTAAAAGAACTACCTATCTATAGAGCATTACAAACTTACTTACAACAAAGAAAGATAATATTAGGAGGATTACAGTTCAGAACTAAGAATCCTACTGCATCATTATCAAGAGCAGACGCTAGAGCAGAAAGAGAATTACTAGAAACATTGGCAGATAAATTAATAAGGATATCTCCAGACTTCTACTTCTGGTACTATAATGTTGGAAGAACTGAGTTTAAGGATGTGGACACACAGGTTACACCTATATTTGATGGATTTGAAATATGAAAAATGAAATTAAAAATTTAAGATATGGACTAGAAGTACTACTTGATAAGTATATTGTTACTAGTTTATTCACTGCTGCTAATAGACAAACAACAGGTACTAGACCTGGTATTGCTAGTATCGATTTAGCAGTACAGAGATTTGTAGATATAGAGTTAGGTAAAGTAGATTTTGAAGTAACTGTAGAAGATAGAGCACAACTAATTGAATATTTAAATTCATTTGGTAGAGAACAGTATCAGGTATATAGAGATGATAATGGAGCATTGTTAGATGCAAAAGAAGAATATGGATATATAGAAGATACAACAGAACCAATAGATAGATTATCTGATACAGAAATAGATGCAGCAGAGTTTGAAGAGAATCTAGCTGAACAACAAGCTCTTAATGCAGACCCAGAAGCTCAAGCAAAAATAGCTCAAGCAATGAATAATATATTGTCAGGTTCTTTTTATGGTGTTGCAGGTGAGGCAACTATTGGTGCTAGAGGATTTGGTAGTGATTCATTAACTACTCCTTTATATCAAATTGGTTTAGAAAATAATATATATTCAGATTTAGTAATGACTGCAGATGGTATGACTAGATTGCAAGATGTGCAGTTACTATTGATTGAACTAGGTTTTCTAGGAACAACAAGAGGAGACCAAGATAGAACTATATTCGAAGTTAATATGCTAGATGGTTCTACAGTTGCCGCAATACAAGAAGCTATGGGTTTCTTAAACAGACAAGGAGCACCATACTTACCTTCAACTAAAGAAGTAATAGAAGATTTCAAAAGATTAGGAGTAGATGTTTCAATGCTAGAAGATATAGCAGCAGGAGCAGATGCTATAGACATTGCAAAGTATTATGAAACTGTAGCTGGAAGTGAAGAAGGAAAGAAATTATTTCATAATTACTTCATACAAGGATTACAGAAATTAATAACTGATAAAGATAATCTAGGATTAGATTTAACAATATTACAAGTACCTAGTGAACAAGCACATTTATCACAAGCTAGAGCTGAATGGGCAGGGATAACTGGTAACTTAATGAATCCTTATCTAGCAGCTGTTGCTGCACAAGATATTAATAACATTTGGTTAGATGTACAAAGAGGTGAAGGTCAGTTTATGGATTCTGATAGTATTGGAAGTATTGCTTATAAACAAGCATTAAAAGAAGCAGTTAGAGGTGATAAACAAGTAGATGAAGTTATTAAACCATTCTCAGACCCTTACAGTATCATTGAACAAAAGACTAGAGAATATATAACCAAGATGGCTATAGCAGATAATAAGCCATTTGTAGAAGGAGCGGTGAACAATAGTTATGGCACAAATCTTTGGAATGTTCTCTCTGCTTTGGGTTAGTATGTTTAGTCCATATCAAGGTTACACTATACAAAATGGAGACACTATGCCTAGTGTTAGTGCCGAAAAAGTCTACGGTGCTTTATTAGATATAATTAAAGATAGTAAATATTCAGAAGATTTATATGAAGAAGCATGGAATATGATGGGTGCTTTAGCTTGGGAATCATTTGCTGATATAGATGGATTAGGTTCTAGTAACCCACGTAAAGTAATATTTAATCCTACATCACATACTTATAATGATTCTGGTTTATTAGCAGTTGGTTTATTCCAACTTAACATTAATCATTTTGCTGATTGGGTATTAGAAGATATGTATAACAAAGGATATACAGATTTAAGAATACCTTTCTCTACTTGGAAAACAAAGAAAGGTCATTGGAAAGCAGATGTTAATCCATACATAGCAGATAGAAGACAACAAAATTATGATGCTTCTGTATCTTGGTTGAAGAATCCTGATAATGAAGCAGCTATATTACATTGGGCATCTAATCCAGAAACATGGGAGACACAAATACAAATAGCTAGAGAAGCATTTCATGATAGAGAAAAACAAAATGTATATGGTGGTACAGCATGGGATGCATATGAAATGGCATTAGATAAAGGTTTCAATCAATTAAACAAAGCTGGTATTACAAGAGATGACCAGTCAGAATTTCATAGTTATTATATGCAACCAGATGTCCCTGAACCAGGAGTAGAAGAAAAAAGTACATTATCTAAAATGTATAAGTTTGGACATTTGGTAAATGAATGAACAAGAAGTACGTGCAGTAGTACAAAAACTATTAGAGAAAATATTAAATACTACTTATAAAGACCCTATGTTTGTTTATCATACAAATCTTTTACTTGCAGTAGTTGGTAAGACATTAGGATTAGATTCTGAAACTGTTGAAACTGTACAGAAGTTAATGGAAGAAGCAAAGAGAACAGGTAAGGTTGATGATAAAACTGTTAAGAGTGTATTTAAAGCAATAACAAAAACTGAAGGACCTCCTCAGTTTTTAACTGGAGTTGTAGACGAACCTCATATTATTGGTACAAAAGCCACTAAGTTATTAGAGATGATGGAGATTGCTTCTTATAAAGGAAAGCATAGAAACTTACCTCAAGGTTCAAGAAGCGGTCATGTTGATACATCACTAAGAAAAATGAATGATTACTTATCTCGTAAGCCAGATGGTGTTGAAGGATTTGTACCTTCTTATCAAGACTTAAGTGTTGCAATGTCTATGTTAGAAAATGGATACATTGCTTTTCAACCATACAGAAAAGTATTAAATGAATTTGATGGAACAAAAAAATTAAATACATCTCAATCTGATTTATATGTACAAGGGTTAGAAGAGTTCGTAAGTAAAAATCCTGAGTATCAGATATTTAGTTTTGATGGGAATATAGATAAGTTTCCTTTAACAGATGATATGTTTACACAGCATACAAAGATATTAGAGTACGTATTTGCTGATGATGAATTAATTAAAAAGTATGCTTGGAAAGATTTATTAGACCCAGCAGTAATAGAAGATATAAATAAAGATAGTAAGAATGAACTAGCTAAGTTACTAGAAGCAGAACAGAACTCAGGACCTAAGATAGATAAGTTTGGACAAAGAATGAAGAATGAATTACATAAATGGTTTAAAACAATTCCTAAATCATGGTGGGGTGAACCACCAAAGATAATATCTGGTGGTCAATCAGGGATTGATAGTATTGCTTTAAATACAGCTGAGTCACTTAATTTAAATACAGGTGGTTTTGCACCTAGTGGATACACACAGAAAACACAAGGAGAAAATCTAGAACCTTACTTAGGAACTAGATTTGGTTTAGAGGAAATATATAAATCATCTACAGGTACGCCTGGTACAAAAGCAGATTCAGCAGAGATTGCAAAGTATATAGAGAAGAATGCTACTCCTGAATTATTAGAATACTTTAAACAGTTAGATTCTATACAAGGCGGAGATTCTTTAATGGATTTCTCTGAGAGATGGGTTAGTTCTAAAGATGTAGAAACATCTGTTGTAGCTGGTCAATCAAAGAAAGTAACTGAAAGAAAATTAAATCCAGCAACTGGTAATGCAGCTGAATTAGCTATACGTTCTCAACTTAATGTTAATGCTGCAGATATTAATATATTCTTTGTTGACCCTAGGAAGATTAATAGTGTAGGTACATTAAAGTCTATTAACTATTCAATAACAGGTCAATGGAAATATCCTAGACATATTGCTATCAACTCATCACATGGTAAAAAAGATATGTTTGGAAATAAGATTACTGGTATAAATGTAGGAGAAGATTGGAATGTAGATACAGTAGCTGATACATTAAGACAACAGAATCCAGACTTTAAAGCTGGTCCTGATTACTGGGCTAAGAGAGCTAAAAAATGGATAGGTAATAAGAAAAGTCAGATAGGTAATCTTTCTCTTAGGTTGGAGAAAGGTATTGATTTTTATCTACAAGGAGAAGAAATACCTTCTTATAAATCTCCTAAGAAAAAACAAATTGTACAAAACCATACAATAGTTGTTGATGTTACTAACCCAGATATAACTGATAATCTATTAGCAGCTATAGAAGCAATACAAGAATCAGAATTTGGTAAAGGTAAAGTACTTTTAGATGTTAATGGAGAACCACATTCTGTAGATAGAATTAATGGACAAGCTGAACTATTAGAAGGACAAGCAAAAAGATTTACTATTAATGTTGGTGGACATAGTAGAACTACACCAGCAGAGAAAGCACATGCTGAACGTATAATAAAAGCAATTGTTAGTCCTAAAGGATATTTTGATTTTCAAAATTATCAGATACATGCTCATAGAAGTACAGGTGAAACAAAGAAAGTTTACAGTGATGTTAATTTAGGTATCCAGGATTATAGATATGAACCAACTGAAGATATCAGTAAATTTGTTGAGAACATATTAGGTGCAGGACCAAGAATAAAATCATACAATCCGGAATTATTTTCTGAAATAGATTTAATAAATGAAGGAAAAGTAACAAGCTCTGTTATTGATGAGAATAAATTACTACGTCAATTTAAAGTTAAGAATGTCAAACAGTTAGTAGCAATATTAAATAGCAAACCAGTAATAAAGTTATCAAATTATGGGAACTACTCAGAAGGTGGAGTCAAGGAATTGTATGTAGAAGTTGCAGGGTTCGATAAAATTGAAGGATATAAAATAAAGAAAAATAATTATAAAGAAAATTTAAAGAACTCTCTTGGTGGAGATTTATCAAGACTAAGGCAGAAATGGGAGCTAGATAAAAATACAGGTGATTTTAAAAGAGGTCAAATAGTTGGCCAAGACATTAACAAGTATATAACAGACTTAGAACATTTTACTTCTCCTTATTCAAAAGGAAAAGAAGTAGTAGTGCCAAGAACTAATTGGATATTAAATTGGAGAGTTGTTGAGACTACTAACCCTACTGTTAAACGTGTACAAGAAATACAAAATAGATTCAATGCTATTAGGGATATACAAGAATTAAAATTAGATTACTGGTCAAGAGGAATAGACCCTACTCCTATTAACTATATAGGTAAAAGAAAAGCAGCAGGTGAAGTACATAATCTTGTAGTAGCTAAAAAGAAATTTGTACCAGCTATTCAGCAACTATATTCACAGTTAACATCTTACGACTTAGGTGTAAGAGATTTTGATATTGCATCAATCATTAAAGATTTAGATATGGATATATATAAAGGAGAAACTTTACAAGAGATAGTTAATGCTTTATTAGCAGACCCTGATGGATTAGCTAATGCTGTTAAAGAAGTTAATGAAGTAGAACTTAGTAGAGCATCGAAGGAGAATCTATTAGGTAAGTTAAGTTTGTTCTATAAGTTAATGGGTAGACCTAACGCAGTGTTACAAGCTATAGCTTTAAATATTTCTAAAGAATTAAGTAGCTTAGAGTATGACCAACAAGGACAAAGACAATTAGTTTCAGAAGCATTTCAAGCTATAGAAAATGCACAAGATTTAATGGAATTGAATATGGAAGAAATATTTAATAAAGCACACGGTTCACATCAACAGATGTTAGCTATTAAAACTTTAGAATACTTTACTGCATTACATGCAGCTGAGCTTGAATTTGTAGAGATGTATCCAGAATTAAAGAATGATTTATTTGGAATAAGAGCTATAGATATTGTTGATAGGGATTTAGATTCAATGATGGATAAAGACTTAGAACTATATCAAATGACTGCTGGTCCTGTGGACCCAGTGCAAAAACAAATAGATGAGTTATCAGGTATATCAAGTGAGTTTGCTGAGTTAATGGATAGTATGAATCAATCCCTTAAAGGTTTAACTAAAGATGAAATAGTTTCTTTACAAGATAAGATAAAAGAATTTAATAAACTAGAAGCTACTAAAAAAGAAATAGATATATATCAAAGTAGATTTGAAAGTAAGCAATATCTTATTGACTTCGCTAAGCAATTAACTTTCTACAATAATATGAGTAATAGAAATAAGACTCTATTCTTTAAAACAGAATTAGAAAAAAGAGTTAAGAAAGCCTTACCCACTGATAGTCCTTTATTTGAATTAGTTAAGAGTCTAGAAGATTTTGTTAAGAATGAACCAGTCGCAGCAAAGTGGAATGCAGAGGCTCTAGATATGATACAACAAGAGATTGCTTCTCCAGCTCCTTCAGTAAATAGAATAAGAAATAATTTAAAGAGATTTACAACACAACTAGATATGGTATCAAATAGATTGGGATTTGATTATCTAAGAATAGATAATGATTTTGGAATGTACTATGGCACATACTCTGCAGATGGTAATGAGAAAAAGAGTAGTGATTTTAGAAAAGGAGAACTGTATGCACCTGGGTCAGCACCAAAAATAAGTAGAGGATATGAGCTACTAATGATAGAAAATTTTGATATGCCACTCGCACATATATTTGAAGATGGATTCAATAATTATATGCAAAGTCCTGATGCTATCAAAGCATTAATGTTAAATGATTTAAATATAAATCCAGATAAAAAAGATATGTTTATGAAATTATTTATACAAGAATATGGTACTGAGTTATTTAAAGAATGGAATTTTGAATCAGCACCTGCTACCTTAGCTGCGTTAATGGCAGAACAATACTACTTAAGTCCTGATAATTTAAATGAGATATTAAAACGTTTAGAGATAATAGCAGAAGGAGAGGAATTAAGATTATCTGATATTGACCAAGATTGGATAGATAGCTTAGAAGATAGATTAAGAAGAGGAAGTACAGTTCCTGGTTCTACTGATTTTAGATTAGGTGAAGCTGATGTCGAAAAGGCTTTAGAGTATTTAGCTAAAGAAATGTTTGGTAAGTATCTTACAGATGCAGAGTTAGAAAAGAATCAAAAATTCTATCAAGAGTTATGGGTATCTTCAGTACTACAAGCAATACAAAGAGCAGTATCTGATGGAGAGAATTGGAAGAAAGTTCTTGATGCTAATAAATCTAATATGGAATTACCTAATTTTAATTTTAAGAAATTAGTAAAACAAATGAAAGGTAGCCAAGCATATCAATTACTACATGGTGATGAGGTAGTTAAGATACCACAAGCTGAGAATGTCGCCTATATTAAAAAGGTTTCTGAGTTAAGACTAAGAGGAATGATTAACCAACTAAATGATACACACTTGATTGATAGTAATTATCAATTCAAACTTACTAGCAATATTCCAGATAAATGGGATATGAAAGTAGAACAAGGTAAAACATTTAATCCTTTTAATATCAGACCATCTAAAGGTTCTGATGCATTCTGGCATATTGAATTAAAAAGAAGACCAGATAGAGGAGCTGCTTTAGATAATAAACTATTAGAAGCAATTGATTATATATTAAGAGTAGAACAACCTACTAACTATGTAAATGTAACAGGTAGTTATTTAAATGCTGACAACAATATATTAAAGTCAGGCTATTTAAATTCCTATCTATATGCTGATTCTCTAAATGATGCTATAGGTTTTGACTATTTAAGAAAACAATTGAATACTGAGTATGAAGAAACTTTAAAGAACTTAGATGTATTAAGACAAAGAAGTTTAATGAATGCTGATATATCAGACATCTTTCAAATTAATTCAACAATAGATTATTTAGAAATGCAAGTAAAGAAATCATATGGGTTAGTTCATGGGGAACTTATTCACGCATCAAGAGATGCTGGTGCATGGCAAGGTGCTAAGAGTTTCTATGGTTTAACAGATAGAGGAGCTTATCCTTTAGCTAAATTAAAATTAAACAAAGCAGATTTTACTAATGAGAATATGATGGCGTTGAATCAGATTATTATACCAAGTGTATTGCAAAGTAAATCATTAGATGCAATAGAGTATGGACAGATAGAAAAATCATTAAGAGGTAAAATGCCATACGAAGTAACTTCTTATCTAGAAACATTATCAGATTTATTTGAAAAGAAAAAAGGAAGACATACTCTTGAAAAGAGTATAGAACTATCTAATAGTATATTCGATGACATATTTTTTGATAAGAAGACAGGTATGTTGACTCCACCAGATATAGATATTAAACCTATAAATGATTACATACAAAAGGTTGGAGAGACGCAGTTCTCTTATGAATATTATAAATTACAAAATGGTGAAGAAGTATCACCAGAGTTTAAGAAACTTATGGAAGGTACTCATGAATACAAAGGACTTACAAAGAAATTAAAAAATCCTCATATATGGGAAAAGTTGGCTGGGTATTCAGGTGTCCAAGGTATTACTTCTGGAGAATATTTTAAAGAAGTATACGATAGGTATCACGATATAAAAGGTGAACAGCTTAATACAGTTATTAAACCAGGTGAATTTAGTTGGGATAAATATCCTGAGTTGAAATCTTATTTCAATATGGATTTAGCAGTTAACTTTCCATTAGAAAATTTACCAAATACTTTATCAGATAATTTTATTTACTTAACAGGTGATGAGGTAGTTCAAGCAGTTGGTAATGATACTGTAGATGAACTGTTACTAAATAGAAGAACCGCAGAACAAAGTAAAATGAGAAAATATGAGGGTATAACTTCTCATCTAAGAGAAAGAGAAAGAACATTCTTACAAGACTTTTATGGTATAAGTCCTGACCAATTAGCTTTACCTTCAGGTATGAGCAAAGCAATTGTATTAAGACCTAAAGGATATTGGGAGATATCACCTGGAGTTATTCAACTAGGTCCTGGTGAATTACCTGGTCAAGCAATCGTACAATTACCAACAGGCTTACCACAAGTTACAGAAACATATGGTGAAGGTGACCCATTCAAGGATGCTAGATGGACTAAGAGACCAAGACCTGTAAGAAACCCTAGAGAATTTATAGATAAATTAATAAGAACTGGTAAAGCATTATCAACATTAAGATACAGTCCAGCTAAATATGATTGGAATGTATTTCGTACAAGAGGAAAAGAAAATGCTTTATCTATAATTGATTCTGCTCCAGCTGATAGACAGTTACCACCTGGTCAACAATCAAGAACAACTAAGGTTAGAAATTATTTTAGAAGTCGTGTATATAATGCAAGGTCATTAAGAGAAATGCCATTCTTTTACAATGTTGATATGGGTAAAAATGGTCCTAGAGTATATCCATGGCCACATGTACAAAGGTCAACAGAAACTAAACTTCCATTAATAGCATGGGAAGGTTTCGGAGTAGAAGTACCAAAACATAAGAAATCAATATGGCGTAAAGGATTAGTAACACCTGAAAATGTCAGTCTTAATGTTAAACCTTTAGAATATAATTACAGAAGAAGTAAAGCAGAAGCGATAAGAACATCTGCTGGTAAATCATACCACCGTGCAACTAAAGCTGCAATACTTGCAGATGTTGGACATGCTGTAATAGGTATGCATAGAT